AATCTGTTTAATCTTGCAAAAGAAGAGTCAAGAGAGATACAGACTAAAGTTAAATCTGCACCAGATCGTGATTGGGATTCATTGATTCACGAAGCAAAAAATGAAATCAAGGATTTGTCGAGTAGAATTAACAGTATCGAAGATGAACTCTCTGAAATGAGACTCGATGAACAGAAACTGCAGATTAAACTAAGCAAGTTTGAAAACGCTGATGTTGTAACGTGTGCTGATGTTGAAAGACAGCAGACACTTACAGATTCTGCAAAGAAGAGTCTAGAAAACCTTATCACTAGACGAAATGCAATCTTTGAGAAAATTGAAAATCTAGAAGTCAAAATCAAGAAGATCCAAGAAGTCAAAGAGTCTACTTCTATTGAAGATCTTAAAGCATCACTTAAAAATCAAAGAGCACTAGGTGCGTCTCTAGTACAAATCAAGCACTCTCATGAAAAAGAACAAACCCTCCTTAAGTCACAGTTAAGATCTGTTGCAAAGCTTAAGGACGTACCCTGTGGTGACTCTTTTCCAATGTGCAAGTTCATCAAGGACTCCCACAAAGATAAGCAAAAAATAGAAGCACAAGAAGAGAAGATTAAGGCACTTCTTGAGCATATTGAAAATGCTCAAGAACAGTTTGATCAAGTCATGAGTGAAGACCTTGAAGACAAGATTGATAAGTACGAAAAGATCATGCGAATGGAGTCAACACTTAAAATTGAATTGACGCAAAATCAAAGCAATGCTAAGTCAATCAAAAGAGACATTGAAAGCCTTGAAAGCAAAATCACACAGAGTGAGCAAGATCTAGAAGATCTTAAGTCTAAAATGGTTGACAGTGACATTGATCAAGAGCTTAATAATTTAAAGGCAAGACTCTACGAAGAGAAAAGTTTAATCTCGTCAAAGGATGCAAAGAGAATATCGTGTGCAAGTTCAATTGGACGGCTTGAAGTCACACTACAAAATCTTAAGAGTGAGAAATCCAAGTATCAAAAACTTAAGCAGAAGTGGAGAATCTATGAATACTTCATTCAGGCTGTCTCTAAGCGAGGTCTCCCTCTTCAGATAATCATGTCTCAATTGCCAGTTATTAATGCTGAAGTTTCTAAAATTCTTCAAGGCGTTGTTTCGTTTACAGTTGAGCTTGAAGCAGATCCAAATTCAAACTCAATGGATGTCTATATTAACTACGGCGACAGCAAGAGGGTCATTGAAGTAGCATCTGGAATGGAAAAGATGATCTCTTCTCTCGCCATTCGTGTTGCGTTAATCAACATCTCTTCTCTTCCTAAAACAGACATGCTAATTATTGACGAGGGGTTTGGTTCTCTAGATGATGTAAACGTAGAGGCATGCAATAGGCTTCTAGTCTCTCTCAAAAAGTGGTTCAAGAACATCATTATCATTACTCATGTTGACGGAGTCAAGGATGTTGTAGACAATGTTATTGACATCACATGGGAAGGAAAGGATGCCAAGGTTGTTTACGAATAACACGTAAGACTTAAAATGTAGTAACAGGATGTTGCTGCATGTTAGAACAAGAGTGGAAAAACATTGGTCGGGGCAGACTCCTCATGAGTCACCCCGATCTTTTTTTTGTAATTAAACCAGATACAGAGTCTGACGCTGTCCCGTTTTCTTGCAGTGTTTGTGAGTTTCCCATGAGAACTGCGGATGATAATCATTCGTTTAAGGCTTATGGGTGTTGTCATTTGTGCACACTTAGATGGGCTGAAAGTAGAAAAGCTGATTGGATTGCGGGATGGCGACCATCTGAAGAGCAAGTAACTGACGAGATTGCTACACGTCTTTGTAGAGTGCCCAAGCTTTCAATATAGAAGTCTTGTACGCTGAGTGATAGTTAATGGTGTAACTCTATTTCGGGAGAGTATTGTGTTATCAACAAAAGAAGTAAATTGCTTGGGCCAAGTCCTTGATACAACTTGGGGAAGATCTTCAACGATGGGATCTCCAACGATGTCAATGAAGGGTAAGCTTCAAGGAGATGTGTTGACTGTGATATTTACAACTATCGCAACATTTGCCTCCAACGTTGCAATGAGCCAACAGATTCCAAGACTCGTAGACGAAGGACAGAAGGCATCTAACAAGTATTTGACGTTTATCAAGGACGAATACAAGGATGGATGCGGAAAAACGCTCAGAACAACAAAGGTGAGTCACGATCATTCTGTAGAAGTAATAAGCCTACAAGGACACGTATCGCCAAAAAGAACTGTGCTCTTTAGATTCACATCAATGCACGAAGTGAAATAATGGCGAGTGGCACTACACAGCGCCAAGTAAAAGAGATAATCAAGTGCGGCAAAGATCCAGTCTACTTCTTTAACAACTACTGTAAGATCCAGCACCCACTTAAGGGTGTTATTCCGTTTGAGACTTTCCCGTTCCAAGACGACTGTGTCCAAGATTTCATTGATCATAAGTTCAATGTTATACTGAAGTCAAGACAGTTGGGAATATCGACGCTTTCTGCTGCCTATGCTGTGTGGCTTGCACTGTTTCACAAAGATCAAAACATACTGATCATCGCTACAAAGAAAGCTGTTGCTCAGAACATCATTAAAAAAGTCAAGGTTGTACTTAATAACTTGCCAAGATGGCTGTTCTTTGTTAATATAGTAACGAACAACAGGCAGGAAGTAGAGTTCGCCAACGGTTCAACAATTAAAGCCGTTCCAACGTCTGATGATGCCGGCCGTTCAGAAGCACTATCACTTCTAATCATTGACGAAGCAGCATTCATTAGAAATTTTGAAGATCTCTGGACTGCTTTGTATCCTACACTTTCAACAGGTGGACGAGCGATTATTTTGTCAACACCTAATGGTGTTGGTGGGACCTATCACGATATTTACTCCAAAGCAGAAGCAGGACTCAATGAGTTTAATGCTATTAAGCTTCCATGGGACGTGCAACCAGAACGTGATCAGGAGTGGTTTGAATCACAAACTGCAAACTTTAGTGAACGCAAAATTGCTCAAGAGTTCTTGTGCGACTTCCTTGCATCTGGTGATACCTTTCTAAGTGCAGGCGAAGTAAAGTGGATTGCAGGAACGACAATGCCACCAATTAGAAGGACTGGCCCTGCGAACAACGTCTGGATATGGAAAATGCCATTGTCCAGGCACAAGTATGTTATTGCAGCTGACGTATCTCGAGGTGACTCTAAAGATTTCTCTACATTTGTAGTTCTCGATGTAACTGAAGGTGAAGTTGCAGCAGAGTATAAAGGAAAGATACGACCCGACAGTTTGGCAGAATTGCTATCTGAATACGGCGAAAAGTACAATTCAGCCCTAGTTTGTCCCGAAAACAACTCATACGGATACGCAGTTTGTATGAAGCTTAAGGAGCTCGGGTACAACAATATGTACTATCAATCAAACAAAGCTGTATTTATTGGCGGGTATACACCACCACAAGAGCTTTCAAAGGCTGGGTTTAATACTAACGGAGCTTCAAGAAACCGCGTACTTGCAAAGCTTGAAGAGGTCATAAGAAACAAAACGATACGCTGTTATTCTACTCGATTTGCTGATGAGCTAAAGACCTTTGTCTGGCATCATGAAAAAGCACAAGCCATGAAAGGCAGGAATGATGACCTAGTAATGGCAATGGCGATCGGAGTCTGGTTATATGATTCGGTAGGCGGATATAGCCAAAACAGTGTAGCAGAAAATATGGCAATGCTGGCAGGAATGAGCACTACAAACAAAGAGTTTAAGCAACCTGCAATTAAAGGCTCCGGAATAAAGCAAGTAAATCCATTTATGCCAATTCAGCCATCAGGAAATAGTTTTGTTGGAATGAACAAGAAGACGAGACGAGAGACAGGCGCAGTATCTGATCTTAGATGGCTTCTTGATAAAAAGAGGTAGCACTATGTTGAGAGAACTTATAAAGATTACTCTTGAGTCAATAAGTGTTTCTGACAATCTTAAAGAAAGAGGCGTCGATACTAGCAAGACACGTGTAATAGTTAGTGAAGAAGAAAACACAGCAGCTTTCTTGCTTTACAATTCTTCGGGTCAACTAGTTGGATATCAACAATATAGGCCTGGTGCTTCTAAATCACAAAACAATGATCCTAAAGCTGGACGCTATTTTACCTTCTTAGGAGACGAAGGGAAGGGCAAGAAGATTGGTGTTTGGGGGCTGGAAACTATTACACCTTCTACACAGACAGTGTATATTGTAGAGGGAATCTTTGATGCAATTAAAATTGCAAACTTAGGAAAAGCAGTACTTGCTGTCTTTACAAATAATCCAAAACACCTTACAAACTGGCTGTATTCACTTAGTATGAAAATTATTGCAATTTTAGACAACGATGAGAGTGAAGTAGGAAAGAAACTCGGCAGATTTGCTAGTGAGTCCTATATTACACCAGAACCCTACAAAGACTTAGGTGACATGCCTCAAAGTGAAGTTTCAAGCTTCATAAAGGAAATTGAAAGTGGCCAAAGAAGATAATCAAAATCTATTTCAGAGACTCACAACGCTGTTTCGAAGCGGTCCAGTCATTAAGAGAAAAGTCAAAGCATTTAAAGAGCCTTCGGTCTCGTCAGCTAATCAAGTTTTTAAGAAGTCTCTGAGCACAAGTTACAGTACAGCAATGAGTGCTTACGGCACTTATGATAGAATGTCAAGATATAGTGACTATGCAGAGATGGAGTACACACCAGAAATTGCAAGTGCACTCGACATTTACTCTGAAGAGACTGTTGCTAACGATGACAAAGGTAGAGTGCTAACTGTCTATTCTGAAAACAGGCAGATTCAGAGACTGCTCGAAGAGCTATTCTACGACACACTAAATGTTGAATTCAACTTGACACCCTGGTCAAGAGACATGGTTAAACACGGCGATTTCTTCTTGTTTAATGACGTGTCGCCAGAATATGGGGTGCTTAACGTATTCCCAATTCCTGTTAACGAAATAGAAAGAGAAGAAGGGTACGATCCACAAGATCCGATGGCTGTAAGGTTTAGGTGGATCACAAACGGAAACACTATTCTCGAAAACTGGCAGATCACACACTTTAGGCTTCTGGGTAATGATGCATTCTTGCCATACGGTACATCAGTCTTAGAGTCAGCAAGAAGAATTTGGCGACAACTAATACTCATTGAAGACGCTATGCTAGTCTATAGAGTTGTTAGATCTCCAGAGCGAAGAGTCTTCTACGTTGACGTCGGAAATGTGCCACCAGAAGATGTTCCTAACTACATGGAGCAAGCTAAGACAATACTAAGAAGTAACCAAGTTGTCGACAGTCAAACAGGAAGAGTCGACTTACGATACAACCCATTACCTGTCTGGTCGAAGACACCAATTCCTCTACTTGATGGTAGAACAATTACTATCAAAGATCTTGCAAAAGAGTTTGATGAAGGTAAAGAAAACTGGGTTTACTCAATTCAAGACGATACACAGAGGATCGTTCCAGGAAAAGTAGTTTGGTGTGGTAAGAACTATACTGCAGAGAAGTTAATTAAAGTATGGCTTGATGATGATACATGGGCCATGACAGCACCAGAGCACCCGTTTGTACTTAGGGATGGTTCTAATAAGCGAGCTGATAAACTTACG